TATGATGAAAACATGATCAGAAGAATGGTGGAGAAGATAACGGTTTATGAGGATAAATTCACGGTTGAATTTAAGTCTGGGACGAGTGTGGATGTGGAAAGATGAGATAATACTGCCAGACAGCCCCTTACAGAAAATGTAGGGGGTATATGTATATTTTATAAAAATCAGATATTTAAAACGATGAGTTTTTTGTCTAAACATACAAAATACACATTTACGCATTGACAACTGTGAATGTGAGCGATATAATTGGGTCAGTTGTAAATAAGGAGTGTGATGAACAATGGATTATAAAGCTGATGTACGACTTATAAAAGCTTTGGCAGATGAAAATAGGCTTGCTGTATTGAGAGCACTGCAGGGCGGAGAAAAATGTGGATGCGTTCTTCTGGAAGAATTGCAGATTACTCAGCCAACATTATCTCACCACATGAAAATATTGTGTGATAGCGGAATGGTTGATAGCTGCAAAGACGGCAAATGGATGCATTATTCTTTATCGTTAGAAGGATGTCATAGGTTAAGATGTCTTGCAGATAAGTATTCAATAAAGGATGCAGATTTTGCTGATTATAAAAAATGCAATGCCGAAAATAGATGTAATAAATAATAGTGAATGTGCATAAAAATAAAAAAGGCAATCTTCGGATTGCCTATATCTTAAATTTTTAAATTGATACATATAAATATGTAAATATAATTAAGGAGG